GTCGCATTTGTTCCGACCAGCTCGGCTGCCATCCCCGGCGGCGGTGCAGTTGAAATCGCTGCTTCGGCTGGTACCGGCATCATGAGCATTGAGACTTTGGGCGATCCTAATACGACTATAGCTCCAAACCCTTCTGCTAACCAAGGCTTCGGCGCACAGATCATCCTCCAGTGCCGTAATAGCTCGGGAGCTATCGCTGCTCCGGCTAACGGATCGGTTATCAGTCTGGCCTTCTACCTGAGCAATAGCTCGGTATTGGTACAGGGCGAATAATCTCTCTGTAGTTTAGAATTGGAAGTGCGGCGTATCCGCTTAAAGGCATAAAAACGCTTCCAAACCTTTTTAACGGAGACTTATGGCCGCGCCTTTAACACCTACAAACTTCCTAGTACAGCAGTCCAATGGACAAGTACTAGTATCCTGGAACCAATCTGTCGGCGCTACGTCGTATATCGTATCTAGGTCCTTAGATAACGTTACTTATACCGTTATAGCTACCGTGGGTGGTAGTCCTTTGGCTACCCAATACCTTGATACGGCCGTAGCTCTAGCTACGCAGTACTGGTATACCGTTGTAGCCATCAATATAAGCGGTGATAGCCCTGCTACAGTGCCAGCCAGTGCTATACCAGCGCCTACAGCTGAAATGACTCTAGCCCAGATCCGTTTAGCTGCTCAACAGCGTGCAGACCGGGTTAATTCTAACTTCGTTGGTCAAGCTGAATGGCGTAGTTACATTAACCAGTCCATGTTCGAGCTATATGACTATCTCATTACGGTATATGAAGATTACTATATAGCTCCCCCGATCCAGTTTGTAGCCGATGGCATTACGTACCTATATGACCTGCCAAATGGCTCTAATACGTTTTTAAACGCTTTAAACCTGAACCAGACTATTACTCCCCCTCCTTATTATAAGCTTGTGGGCGTCGATTTAGCCCTTCAGAACGTCCAGAACGCATACGTTACGATTAATAAGTTTAACTTTATCGACCGTAACCGCTTCGTATATCCTAATACCGCCAGCACTATCTACGGTGTATTTAACCTGCAATACCGAGTTATGGGCAATCAGATTGAGTTCATCCCGACTCCTAGCGGTGGACAAGCCATCCGTCTATGGTACATTCCTAGACTTAAAGAACTCTTACAAGAGACAGACACTACTACCACCGGCATCTCAGGCTGGATCGAATACGTTATCGTTAGGGCTGCTAAGTATGCTCTAGATAAGGAAGAATCAGATACTACGGTCTTGACACAAGAACTAGTATTCTTAAAGCAGCGTATCCAAGAGTCGGCTATGAACCGTGATGCTGGTCAACCAGATAAGATCAGTGACACCCGCCGTAACAACGGATGGGGTAACGGCGACGGCTTTGGCTGGAACGGCGCGATAGGCGGGTTCTAATGGCCCTTCCTTACTTCCATAGCAAAGATCCACAGATGAACCTGCTTCAGACACAGTGGAAGTCTCAGCTTAATCCAGCATTATCTAACCCATTGAATAATAGCAGTATTTTGATGAATGTGACTCTAGATGTAGGTACAAACGTCATTAATCACCTGCTCCAACGTGTTCAACAAGGCTGGATTATCACTGATATACAAGCACCTTCTGTTATATACCGTAATGCTCCGTTTAACACTATTACTCTGTCTTTGCATGCATCGGCTGCAACTACGGTGAATATACTGGTGTTCTAGATGGCATTACCGAAGATGGGCTATAACATTCAGCTAGGCGGCGGTCTTGATACTAAGACTGATCCGTTTCAAGTTGATATGGCCCACATGCTGGACCTTCAGAATATACGCTTCACTAAAGATAAAAAATACATAAAGCGTAATGGTTACGGGCAGTTAACTACTACTCCGTTCCCTGGATCTAGCTCCTTATCTACACTTAATGATGGCCTAGTAGCATTAGGCCCTAATCTGCAAGCCTATAGTTCTACTGATGATACATGGGTAAATAAGGGCCAACTTACTCCCCTAGACTTAACTACCCAGAACCTAATGGTAGAACAGTACTCCTTCCTGGTAGCTGATGCCGTAGTATTGCCCAATGGTTTAGCTGCCGTTATCGGTGGTACAGGCGATGCCTTAGCATCTATAGCCATTGTTGATACGACTACGGGGGAGACTTTATATCCCGTTACAGCTATCTTCCCTCAAGGAAGCGACAATAACTCATGTATTCTCCCCAGGGTATTTGCTGTTGGAACTAACTTCATATACACTTATATAAACTTTGCTAATCAATTAGTTTATAGGTCTCAAACCATTGCTGCTCCCTTTACTTTAAGTGCCGAAGTAATCATATCGACTGATGTAGAATCTTATTCTAGCTCTGGCCTTATATTCTATGATGGCAGTGTTGGCCCTAATGGTAACCTATATCTGGCCTGGACTGCTGCCAATGATACTATCAATCTAACTTATCTCGATCCAGCCTTAGTATTAAGCGGGATAACGAATATACCCGATCCAGGACCTAACTTAGCTATATACGCTGATCCAACAAACGTTTGGGTTACCTGGATTGACACTACCCCCCAAGCCAATGGTAACAATACCACCATACCCACTACATTGATGGCAGCAGCCTTTGATCTAACATTAGCTCCAGTATTAGCGCCTACGCTGCTCACGACTCAAAACGGTATAGTCCGTATGAGTATATATTCATTAGCTGGTTTAGCTACGATAGTGTTTCAGACTGATACAGTATACGATAGTGGAGCTATATTCATTCCTAGCCTATTCATATCGACTATAAACCTAGCTGCAGTGGTTACCGGACCGACTACGCTTATGCGCGGTGTATCGCTGGCTTCCAAGGTCTTTTTGAACCCGGATGGCGATTTAAACGTAATGGTCGCCTATGGTAGTTCTAATGACCCGACTGATACAGCTGAACAGATATCGATTAATCCGACTTACTTCCTATTAGATCTGAATACCACTAATTTAGGTAAATTGGCCCAAGCTAATGCCCAGGTGTATACACTAGATAACACTAGATCAGGCGTAATGACTCAGGTTTATGTGTACGGCGGGACTATCTACATTCCCTATATGAATGCTGATAACGTCGTATCTGTTGGTTCTCATACCAATACACCTACGGGCGGTCAAGTCTCGGCCGGTGCCTCAGAAGTATTGACATATGGCATAAGTATTGCAGTGATTACTCAGATCCAACCTATTAAGACTTCAGAGGCTGCCTCAGCCTTAGTTATCCCTGGAATGCTCACTAAGTTCTACGATGGTAATAGTCTATCTGAAATGGGCTTTAACGTATTCCCTGAGTTCATCTATGCTACAGTTATGACTGGTGGTTCAATGACTGCCCAGGAATATATGTACTCGGTTACTTATGAGTGGACTGATAACTCAGGTCGCATATATCGCTCGGCGCCGTCTATTCCTATCACTGTGGTAGTTCCGACGCCGGGTGGTGGTCAAGTAACTATCAATATACCGACGCTAAAGCTTACTGAGAAGGCCAATGTTCGCATAATGATCTATCGTTGGTCTACGGCTCAGGAAGAGTTCTTTTTGATTAATAACCTTCCTGGAGAAGATCAAGCGCCCATTAATGATCCAACAGTAGACTATGTATCATATCAGGACGATGCTTCTGATGCCGATATTGAGGGTAATACTCTCCTTTATACGACCGGTGGAGTATTAGAAGATATTGCACCGCCAGCCACAATAGCCTCTACAGTAGTCAAAAACAGGGTATGGCTGCTTGATGCTGAGGACCGTAACTTACTCTGGTTCTCTAAGACTTTAGTTGAAGGCGCCCCTATAGAGTTCTCAGATTTACAGACAGTGTACGTTTCTCCGTCTACCAATAGCCAAATGCAAGGCCATGACATATTGACTACTCTTGGTCAAATGGATGATAAACTAATCATTTTTGCTGAGAAATCAATACGTTACATCGTTGGTAATGGCCCTGATGCAACTGGCGCTAACTCTGATTATGGTGATCCAACCCTTATCTCATCGTCAATCGG